GAGCGAGAAGTACGATGTGATCCTAGCGACCGCATCGTCTTCCAACTCTTTACGGGTACGACTCGCCTCAAACTCATCGGCCAGCCTTGATGCATCGATTTCTTCGGAAACGGATTTGACGATGCTTGAGGCTGATCCTTTGAGTGAGGCACCTGAAAAGATCCTTGAGAAAGATTGCAGCAATTCTGGACGGTTCTGAGTGATTAGGACCGCTGCTGCCTTCCGGAACGAGGGGGGGGCGTCTGGCTTGCCAGGCAGACCCCAGCCACCGAGATAGCGAGGCCAGTGGAGGGGTAGGCCACTCTGTTCCCACATTCGAAAAGCATCGGGGTGTAATGATCTTGCTGCAGGCAGAAGTAATTTTGCTTGTGCAGGTGAACATTCTCGGAGCTCTTCAGTGAGGGTTTGTGCTAGAGTGGCCCAAGACGGCATCGTATCATCTCCCGGCATAGCGTGTCGACGCGCCTGCGCAATGGCGCTAAGGGTCGGCCGCTTCATGCGAGAGATGACGCGGTGAGTGAGAATATCTGGGTTACCTGGAATTGACGTCGGTTTACCGAATAAGGCCGCGCTGCCTTGTGGGATTGCCGGAAGCTTCTCGATCTTCAGCTTTTTGCTAAGTACGAATAGTTTCTCGACAAAGATAGTAGCGGAGGTTGACCGAAAGGTCTTCTTCTTGTTTACTTTCAGCCCCGCCTTTTCCAGATTTTCAAAGTATTTCTCGCTCATCGGGCGTGTCCAAGCCGCGGACATGTCGTCTCCACAGGTCTCAAAGCATGCTGCTCCCGTAAGCGTGGAAGCATGACGAGCCGCCCAATCATTCACTATGGTTAGAATCGGCCATGCGAGGGGCAAGCCCATGAGGGCTCCTCGTGTCGATTTTATCCCCAAAAGAGACTTTAGACTATCAGGGAGGTCAGGCGTAGAGGGATCGAGCATCATTGGTCCAACTAACTTCTGTCCGACCCACTGGTAAGAACATGGAAATTCTTCCCCGATGACTGCCCAAATTCCAGCCCAGACGGCTTGGTTCACACTGTGATGCAAGAAGTCAGAAGCCGCGGAAAGGTCAGTTGATAGAAACTCAAAGTCTTTGTGAGTGGAGTAAGCTTGCACCCCTTGGGCAATGCAAGTAGGC